TCTCTTGATACCTTATAGGCATTAAGAAACGTCACAGGAAGATTGCGTTTCTTTAGTAGAGCCCCTACACAGATAGTGTAGAAGTACATGGACTCTACCGGGAAACACAAGGCACTCCCCATAGACGCAAACTTCTTTAGTGGAAGAATATCTCCACTTGGAAGCTGCGCCGTCTTCGATCTGCATGCAGTGATTGCATCCCGGAGATCCGGTATAGCATCAAACATGCTGATTGCGAGCTCGTAAGGTACGAGATCGCTTGCCATAGAGAGATCCAAAGTTGAATATCTCTTTGACAACGAAGACTCCATCGCTAACCTCTGATTGACGTTTTGTCGCCTGAAATTCAGGTGGCCTCGCGTCAACTTCGAAGTCTCCAGTACATCTACTATGTACCGGGAAAGACCTTGTTGTGTATATTGCATACACACAGGTTCTATCGCGATGATACGAGGTGTTTTGAGAGTCTTTGGAACGGGAATAACCCTTACGGGTTGCTCCTGATCCTCCGGAACAAGCGTCATCTTCTGGAACTCCCCACTATCCATTGCATTCACGTTAGCAAATGCATTGTCTAGAAGGGGGAAGTAAGGTTCCAGACGCTCGTGCCAAACTGAGTTAAGATACTTAGCGTTTCCGTTAAGTCTTTCCCCAGTTGCTCCAGGGCCATGCTTGGGTCTAATATCCAATTGCAGATCAATCTGCAAAGGGAAAGTATTAGACCATAAAGCACGACTAACGTTAGCGAAGTATTCGCTATCGCTCGGAGTAATCGGCCTCTCGAAACTGTGCTCCACCATGGCGAACTGTGCGAGTGCCTTGCGAACTCTGATCGAGCTGCAAGGAACTTTGAGCTTCTTGAAGGCATGGGCAATTTGCCTGATACCCTCAACAGCTTCAATGCTCGGTTCATCATGTAGTCCTCCTGTCTCATCGAACACAAGGTCGAAGAAACCTCGCAGAAATGCGGGGGCCTTCCCCCTCTTCCGAAATGAACGGAAAAGGGTAGGACCTAGCTGGCTGGTAGATAGACTCCTTTCGAAGTCTTTCCCCAACTCGGGAAGGGTTATCGTTAGGAACGACAGCCCCTCGTGTTCGACCCGTGATCTAATTGTTATCAGATCGCG